TTGATGCAGTCGCCAGAGATATTGCTGCAACTAATGAACGATTTAGTGAGTTTGGAAAGCGTGTAGACGCAGTAGAAGCAGATACCGCATTCCGAAAGTCTGGCGATCTAGGCGAGATCGTTCAGGATCGACCACAGGAAACTATGGTTGAAAAATCCTTATGGGGCGGACGTTTCCTCAAAACAGCCGACTTATTTAATTAAGTACAAAACTCGGAGGTGACAATATGTCGGAAGAAATAAAGAAAAACCAGCCAGGAGAATCAGGCCAACTCGGTGGAACAACACCAGGTCTTTATCAGGCACAAGGTGCGTATGCATCTGGTTCTGATGCAGGCTCAAATATCCCTGGCAATTATACTGATGGTGGCGTTCTTGGAAATATTCCAAACGCTAACCTAGGTCTTACAACAGGACCAAATGCAGTAAATCCTTCAGGTGAGGCTGGAAGCGGTATCCTACGCCCCGAACAGGCACAGCGTTTCATTGATTACGTTTGGGACGCCACAGTTCTCGCCCAGGATGGTCGTCGTGTCACAATGAGAGCAAATACCATGGAACTCGAAAAGATTAACGTGGGTGAACGAGTAATTCGTTCTGCTGCTCAAGGTGTCGGTGACTACACTAACACTGGTGCTACATTCAGCAAAGTTGAACTTACAACCAAGAAGATTCGTCTAGATTGGGAAGTTACTGCTGAAGCACTTGAAGACAATGTTGAAGGGGCTGCGCTTGAAGATCATCTAGTTCGCTTGATGACAAACGCATTCGCTAATGACATTGAAGACCTCGCTATTAATGGCGATGGTGCAACTGGAAACTTCCTTTCAATTTTGAAGGGATTCGTCAAGAAGCACAAGGACAATGGAGATTCGCACGAAGTGGCGTTGACCGTTGCTGATAATGCTTGGACACCAGAAAAAATGCAAGAGATTATTCTAGGCATGCCACGTAAGTATCGTGCTCTTAAGAATAACCTCAAGTTCTATGTAGGTACAGACACATTTGCTGGTATCGTTAAGCATAACGGTACTCTTGCTGATGCAATTGCTGAAGCAATGGGTAATCGTGTTGCTGGTACTGCTGCAAACCGTCAAGCATATCTTGATGGAAACGGCCAGACATTCGGTGGAGCACGTACAACTCGTGTTCTCGGAATCGATGTCCAAGAAGTTCCTTACTATCCAGATGGTTATGTCGATTTGACATTCCCACAGAATCGTGTATGGGGCTTCCAACGTGATATCGTCGTCAACCGTGAATACAAGGCAAAGAAGGATACAATCGAGTATACCGTCTTCGTCCGTTTTGGTATTCAATGGGAAGAGGAAGACGCTATTACTTGGGCAGACGCTGCTGCAGATGCTTCATAATCTGTAAACAGTAACCTTTGAGAGGGGGTAGGGGCGAGATCTCCTCCCCCTCTTAAATTTTAGTATTCTGTTATAATAGTCATAAGGAGGTTGATAATGGAAGAAAATAATTTAAATAATAATGCAGAATTTTCTGTGGAAGCAATGTTAGCCGAAGAGCCAGTTGTTGAGGCTCCTGTGTTTGAGACAAAGGTCGAAGAGGTTGCCTTAGAAAACAATATTCAGGCAACAGTTTCTGCTCCAGAGCCAGAAGTAACTGCTATCACTTCAAATGATTTAGCAAGTTCTTCTGAAACTCAGGCACTAGGATCTGTCGCAGACGGAGCAATCGGAGTAACTTGGGTACCAAAAACAGTTGAGGCGCCAACAAATCAAAAGCCCGCTAATGAAAAAGTTGCAGTATATTCTACAAAAAATATAACCATTCCAGGTTTGGGCAAAGTATATCGTGGTTACAACATTGTAACTAAGAATGCTGCAGATCAATGGGCAACTAAAGAATATATTAGACTTGCTACCCCAGAAGAAGTGGCAAGGGAATTTGGTAGGTAATAATGCAAGTTCTGAGAGTTCCGCCATACAATTTAAATGTTACGCTTGATGTTGCATCTGCTAACACAGTATATAATTATGCTATTGTTGATTTGGCGGACTCCTCAGAAACAATAGGTGTAGCGACCTCAAACGCTGATAAAGAAATATTAATTCCTTTGTCATCAAAATATGATACACAATATAAGATAACAGTAGGAGCAAATGACACATATGTAGACGTAGTTCGTCCTTATATCAATCCAAATACTAAAGCCTCTACTGCAACCGAGATTAATGAATATAAAAATTATGAGTTAATTGCAAGATCCCTTATTGACACATACATTAAAGACGGCTTTTATAATAAAAAAGTTATCATAAACACTTCTGGAAATGGTTCAGACTATTTTCCTGTTTGGCATAATGCTAACAAGGTTTTAAAAGTTTATGAAAATAGTTTGTTAGTATATGATTGCGATAATGAAGAAGATTATGACGCAGAATATAGATTGTTAGCGGATAAGTCTGCCATTTATAAAATTGATGTGGCGACTGCAAGCGAACGAAGAAACAGGATGGAGCACGACATAACAAAAATTGCAACCGCACATGGAGATTTGGGACACGTGGCTTATGTTCCCACGGACTTTCCTAAAGGCGTAGACTATGACTTTGTGTTGGATGTTGGACATCTTAAAGTTCCGTCAGATGTTGAAGTAGCAACCGACATGTTAATTGAAGATATTAAGTGTGGAAAATTAGATTATTACAAGAGGTACATAACGAATTACAATACAGATCAATTTAGAATTCAGTTTGACAAAGGAATTGTGTATGGAACTGGAAACCTTCTTGTAGATAAAATTTTAGAAAAGTATATTAAATCAATAACTAAGCCAGGAGTTCTATAATGTTGTGCGAAGAAACCGACTTCGCATTTCCGATGCAAGCAGATGTGTATCATCCAATAGTTGAGCAGGGTATTTACGGAGAAGTTAAAAAAACTTGGATATTAGATAGGACAATAGCATGTTCTTTTACAGCAGCAGGAACGGCTTTTAAAGAGGAAGTAACCCCCAACATTAATATTACACAAGATAAAATATTGCTTGGTCGTTGTAAATCAGACATTAGAATATCAAGTCTTGAAGCCAAAAATGCAATTACAAATGTTATTGTTACAAACATAAGAGATAAAAATTGTAATGAAATTTACAAAGAAACGTCTGGACCTAGATCTGGCAAGTCTACTATATTTGAGATTGCTACACACGATCCGTTTACAGGTCCATTTGGAAATATTGAGTATTATAAATTAGTTGTACGTAGATCTGAAAATCAGGCGGTAGATGTATGATAGTTAGATTTAACAATGCAATGTTTAAAAAAGATATGAAAAATATTATTGATTATTCAGTAGGATTTTTGAATGGAATTCAGGGTGGCAAAAAAGCATTTTTAGGTGTGCTTGGTATGAAAACTGTAGAATTAATGAAAGAATACATAGACTCAAATGCTAGAGTAAATCCTGAAATGTTGCATCATGTTTATGAATGGAATAGAACTGGAAGTCCAGACTCTAGGCTATATGATATAGATTATGTTTCTAGTAATTTGGGTTTATCATTTAAATCAACATTTAAACAGTCTACATCAATAAAAAATGGATCAAGAGTTCCTTTTTATGATAAGGCCAAAATTATGGAAAAGGGTATTCCAGTTACCATTGTTCCAAAAAAAGCACAAGCACTATCATTTGAAATAAATGGAGAACAAATTTTTACGAAACAACCAGTTAATGTTTCTGATCCTGGAGGACAAGAAGTTCGTGGAGGATTTGAAAAAGTTTTTGATTCTTTTTTTACAAGATATTTTACTCAAGCATTTTTAAGAACAAGTGGAATTGCTCAATATTTAAAAAATCCTGTAGCATATAAAAAGAATATGTCTGCTGGTAAAAAAAGTGGAAAAATAAAAGGGTATCAAACAGGGTATCGCTGGATAGCAAACGCAGGAGTTGGAAGATGACAGAATCAACGTCAGTATTAAATACACCAGTGTTGTGGATTAACAAATATTTAGAGCAAAGAATTGGTGATTTGACTGGATATACAATGGAAGCATTTTTCCCAACAGGCCCATCAACTTTAGAAACTCTTACAAAACAGTTTCCAGAAGGGAATATGGTTGTTTGGGATAGAATGTTTAGAATGCGTAGAGGTCCTTTTCCACATATCAAATGTGAACAAGTTTTGTATTATTTTTATGCAAATGGAGATTTAAGTGGAGATACTCCACAAAAAAGAATGGTAAAAATACAAGAGGCTGTAATGAGACTAATGGATCGTGGAGATGAGAGCGCTCAAGAACTCAATGCTTGGGCTAGGGGTAAGACCTTTGATGAAATGTCTTGCCAGTTCTACTTCCATAACTTCAAGATATATCAGTTAGAAGAAGCACGAGATATAGTCGATTTCGGAACAGCCCGAACCTATGCGGGGAATAAGATAATTATCGACTACGACTATCATCAAATGCAAGATATTATAGACTCAATAAATTCATAAAAAGGCTGTATACTTAGCAATGAGGAAACACGCCTTTTAATTTCTAGAAAAATAAAGAGGTGAAATAAATAATGGCTCTAGGTAATAGTAATAACATTATCGTTGGTGCAGCCCAGTTATGGATTGCCGAGGAACCTTTGGCAGTAGGTGGAAACCCATCTCCCGTCTCTGGAACAAAGTATTCCGCAACAATGGACGCCGATAACGATTTCCGTTCAATCGGATATACTATGAATGGTTTGGAATTACAATTCCAGCCAGATTTCGGTGAGGTTCAAGTTGATCAGGTTCTTGACGTTGCTAAGTTGTTTAAACAAGGCATGCAAGTAAACCTAAACACTACTTTTGCTGAATCCACATTGGAAAACCTTCTTGTTGCAGTTGCAGAATCCGCATCGGATCTTACAGGTGACAAGGATACTTCCAGCGGGCAGACATTAAACATCAAATCAGGTAATCTTGGCGAATGCCCAGTAGAGCGTGGTTTAGTTGCTGTCGGTCCAGGAACTGGTGATTGTGATGCATCTTCCAACAAGGAAAGAATTTATGTTGCATACCGTGCACTTTCAATTGAAAATGTAACAGTGTCAGCAAAACGTGATGAGGCTACAATGTTTGAAGTTTCATTCCGTCTTCTTCCAGATGACGCATCAGGCTCATACGGTAAGATCATTGATCGCACTGTAACACCATAATACAACTTAATAATACAGAAAGCCCACGACCCTTGAAAGTCTGGGCTTTTCTGTTTGGTATAATAAATAGATGGCTACAGAAATATATGACAGCGATTATATTAATTTAATTGATGGCACATCAATATACATAACTCCATTAAAAATAAAATATCTTCGTCAATTTATGAAACAGTTTGAAAATGTTGGAAACGCTAAAGGTGACGATCAGGCAATAGGAGAATTGGCAAAGTGTGCTTTAATTACAATGCAGCAATATCATCCAGCCATAAAAACAATTGAACAGTTAGAAGACAGCATAGATTTAGCAACAATATACAAGATATTAGATATTGCTGCTGGTATTAAAATAGACAAAGACTCAAAAGAAAAAGTAAAAGATCAGGCAGTGGATAGCGGATCTTCATGGGAAAAATTAGACATAGTTAAACTAGAATCAGAAGTATTTCTTCTTGGAATATGGAAGGACTACGAGGAATTAGAAACCTCAATGTCAATGCCAGAATTAACTGCCACCTTAAATATTAAACGAGAAATAGATTATGCAGATAAAAAGTTTTATGCAGCAATTCAGGGGGTAGATTTAGATAAAAACACTAAGAAATCAAATGCCTGGGAAGATATGAAGGCTAGAGTCTTTAGTCGTGGTAAAGCCACAAACTCAAACGATATTGTTTCATTACAAGGGATTAATGCTCAAAAGGCTGGTTTTGGAATAGGCATGGGACTAGATTATGAAGAAATTTCTGATTAAAAATAAAATGGCCTTATGGTATAATTAATTCAACCTTATAAGGAGGAATTAATGGCTACAACCGTGCACGAACAAAAAGAAATCGTACTAATTGACGGCACAAAAATCAAAGTAAGACCACTTAAGATCTCTCTGCTTCGTCCATTTATGAAGAAGTTTGAGGGTATCGCAGCAGTGGCTGATGATAATGAAAAGTCAATGACTCTGCTTATGGAATGTGTAGCAATTGCTATGCAGCAATATAAGCCAGAGTTGGCGGAAGATTTAACTGCTCTTGAGGAGAACTTTGATCTTCCAACCGTTTACAAGATCGTAGAAGAGGCTTCTGGAATCAAATTAACAGATGCTTCGCTAATAAGCGGTCTTGCAAACGTATAAACTTAATAATATAGAGGTGTTATGGAATGGCTGATGTTCAATCTAATATTCATGTAAATATAGATACGTCTCAAGCATTAGCCAGCATAAAAGCGTTACAAAAACAAATATCAGCCTTCCATACATCAATGGCGAAGAGTGGTGCTGCAGCAGCAGCCGTCTCCGCCAACATGCAACAAAATTTAATTAATTCTCTTAATGCTACAGGCAAATGGTCTGCATCTATGCGGACAGTTAGAACAACTACAGAATCTTTTACAAATGCATTAGAGAGAAATAAATTATCTATGCGGGAGTATTACCGCTATGGAATGGGTTCAACAAAAACATTTGGAAGATTTTTTAGATCAGAATTTGACACTATCAACAAAGTAGCAAGAGAACGAGTAAAAGATCTACAAACACAATATATAAAGATGGGCCGTGATGCAAACGGTGCAATGAAGTCTATTGCTGTTAGACCACTATCTTTGGACATGAAAAATCTTGGAACACAAACCGCAATTGCTGCACAAAGACAAGCGCTTCTTAATCAACTATTAAGGCAGGGCGCTACAAATATGCTTAACTTTGGTAAGAATACTCAGTGGTCTGGTCGTCAGTTGATGGTTGGTTTTACAATACCACTAGCCTATCTTGGAACTGTAGCAGCAAAAACATTTATGAAATTAGAAGAACAAGCAATTAGGTTTAAGCGTGTTTATGGTGAAATGTTTACTACTGGTGAAGAAACAGATAGGATGCTTAAAGAAGTTCAATTACTTGCTAAAGAATTTACAAAATACGGTGTTGCCGTTGAAAAAACTATGGAGATGGCAGCAACAGCAGCAGCAAGCGGTAAGATGGGGGCAGACCTTATTGCTCAAGTAAATGAAGCAACAAGACTTGCAGTACTTGGTGGAGTAGAACAAGAACAGGCATTAGAGACCACAATATCATTAACAAATGCTTTCGGGTTAGCGTCTGAAGATCTTGCTAAAAAAATTAACTTTTTAAACGCAGTAGAAAACCAAACTGTTGTATCTATTGAAGACTTAACTATAGCAATTCCAAAGGCTGGTCCAGTAGTGCAGCAATTAGGCGGAGATGTTGAAGATTTGGCATTCTTTTTAACTGCTATGAAAGAAGGTGGGATTAATGCCTCAGAGGGTGCAAACGCACTAAAGTCAGGTTTAGCATCATTAATTAATCCTACAGAAAAAGCAAGCAAAATGCTTGGAGCAATGGGAATAAATATAAATGGAATAGTTGAAGCAAATAAAGGAAATGTTAAAGGTGTTGTGGTTGACTTTGCAAATGCATTAAATACCTTAGACCCTCTTAATCGTGCACGTGCAATAGAGCAACTATTTGGAAAGTTTCAATTTTCTCGTCTATCTACTTTATTCCAAAATGTAATTGCTGAAGGAAATCAGGCAAGCCGTGTTTTAACATTAACAAAAGCAACAACAGAAGAACTTGCTATATTGTCTGAACGAGAATTGTCAAGAGTTGAAGAATCTACAACTTATAGATTTAAGAAAACAGTAGAAGATTTAAAGGTAACTCTTGCACCAGTTGGAGAACAATTTTTAAAAGCAATAACTCCAATTGTAGAATTTGTTAGTAAGATATTAGATAAATTTAATAATTTGGGAGATGGTGCAAAAAAGTTTATTGTTATTTTAACTACTCTTTTAGGTGGAATAGGTCCAGTATTTCTCATGACCTTTGGTTTGTTAGCAAATGGTTTGGCTAATATTATTAAATTATTTGTAAATATGAAGTCTGTGTTTAATAGGGCTGGACAGTCTTCAACTACATTAGGAAATCAAACACAATATTTAACTGCTGAACAAGCACAGGCGACTGCAGTGGCAGCATCATTACAACAGGTACATGTAAAATTACAACAAACATTTACATCTGAGATTGCAGCGCTTAATGCATTAACACAAGCATATCAGAGAGCAATATTAGCACAAAGAGGCTTCGGTGGCCCTGTAATTGGCAAAGGAAGAAAAGGTTTTGCTAAAGGAACTAAAAAAGTAAAGCCATTTTATTTTTCAACTGGTACTGACACAGTTCCTGCAATGCTTACTCCAGGTGAAGCAGTAATCCCTGCTAAATCAGCACAAGATCCAGCAAACAAGCCAGCAATTGCACATATGATTGCTGGTGGAATTATGTCTCGATTTGCTGGAGGAACAAGGGGTGCTGGAGACTTTTCTCACATTGGAACTCCTAGAACAGTTGGTGCATTAGACTTAGTTAATAGATTAAAAGCCCTTCCTGCTGGAATAATTAGCGCAAGAGCCATGCAAGCCATAGAAGCAGTTGCTATGAAATTTGCAAATACACTTAAAATTCATCTTTATGGAAAACTTGGAATAACAACAGGTATGTCTAATGTAAACGGACAACAAGTATCAATGAATAACCTTATGAAGCCAGGAGGACGTGGTGTTGGTAAGGGTGAATTTATGCAAGACTGGGATCAAAGAGGTTTGTCTAGATGGAAGATTGCATTAAAAAATGGTGGCATGAAAATGCAAGATGTTGCTGCAGATTTATCTATTTTAGATACTCATATGAAAGATTATTTAACAAGTCTTGACGCAAATACTAGAGTAACCGATAAACATGTAAAAGAAGCATATGAATATGCCCGTAGACAAATGGGAGCACAAAATAGATTAGTTAGAGCCTTTGATCAATTAGCAGTAACTGCTGGAGAGGCAAGAGTTAATATTTCTCAAGCAGCACAAAGAATGGCAGGATTGCCATCGGTTCCAGGTGGAGGAAGCAAAGGTGCTATAGACGTAAATGGAATGAAGATGCGTCGTGGTGGAGATAGATTTACATTTTATAAGAAGACAGGATTTAGCCTTGTAGATTTTGCAGAAAAAAGCATGGTAGAGGGAATGATGGAAAGAGCAAAAATTGCTTCTCCATCCAGAGTTACTAAAAAAATAGGTGCTGATATTGCTGTCGGTGCAGTTGTTGGAATGAAAGAATATGTGGATGATGCAAGAGTTGCTGGTCAACAATTAGGAACCGCCGTAACTAGTGGAGCAATGTCTCAGGCACAGATGGCAGCAGCATCAAGGGCAGCGCTATATGGGGCTGGTCCAATTGATCCAGCACAAAAGGCACTAAGAAGACAATTAGAAAAACAAGCAAGATTAAGCGCTTTAGCAGACAAGAGAATGATAAGGCAGTCACAAGTTACTGGAATGGTCGCTGCTGGTGCAGGAGGAACAGGTGGTGCATCAGGAGGTGGCCCTGGAGGAAAGGGTCGCGGAAGATTCTTTGGAGGATTTAGAAGACCTCCAGCAGATCCGAACAATCCAAAGACTGGTATGGGTGCAGGGGGAGCAATGATGGCTGCTTCCGCAATAACAATGGGTGCAGCAATGATGCCAGGTGCTATAGGAGATATGGCACAAAAAATTATGTTGCCATTAATGGCATTGACCTTGGTTCTACCATTATTACAAAGTAAGTTAGGTTTGTTGGCTGTTGGTATAGGATTGGTAATTGCAGCAGCCGTAAGACTTAGAATGGCTTTTGATAAGGCACAAGATTCTGCTATGAAATTGGCACAGGCTACAGGATCTGGACAAGATGCAATTAGAGGTTTGGCAAAATTTGCTGGAGGAGTAACTGCTGGCGAAGTAATGGATAGGCGCAGAAAGGATGCAGTAAATCCATTTGCTATTCAAACAGGTAAAACAACGTTTGGAGAATCTTATGTTGCAAGTAAAGAAGGAAAAGATTTAGTAAAAGCAACTGGACAAAATATTGAAGGAATGGGTCGTGCAGGTGCACAAAACACAATGGTAAATCAACTTGCAACAGCAGTATCGTCTGGTGCTATGAGTGCAGCACAAGCAAGAAGCGTAGCAGCAAATATTGGAAAAGAACTTGGAGATTACGGTTTTGGAATTCAGGTTAATGCAAAACTCATAGAGTTAATTGGTGTTAATGGAGAAAATCTATTAACAGATCCACTTGAAATTCGTGTTAAATTAATGGAAGAAACAAGAAAAAATGTTCAGTCATTTGGAGATAAAGCAAAGGCTGCTGGAGGTTGGACTGGCAAAGATATGATGAAGGTCGGTGCTATGGGAACTGGTGGAGGTGCTCTTGCTGGCGCAGCAACTGGTGCAGTTATAGGTTCTGTTGTTCCAGTAATAGGAACAGCAATAGGTGCTAGCGTAGGCGCAATAACTGGAGCAGTAGCAGGAAATCTATTTTCAAGAAAAGATCGTGCTGAAAGAATAGGTGCAGCGTCAGGTGCATCAATTGCTATGCAAAAGATGGCATTGGAACAGCAGCAAGAAATGATGGATTCTTTAGACATTTCATATGAAAAAAGAATTGCAGAGGCTAGGGCAGCAGGAAATACTGCAAAAGTTGATGAACTAACAAATAAGCATATTAAAGATAGGGCAGACTTACTTTTACAAAATGGAAAATTATTACAAGATATTGCAGCATCATATTCTAGTGCTGAGGGAGCAACAAGAGATGCACTTGATAGAGGAGTAGATAAAGCCATAACAGGTAAATATAAAGGTACCGTAATGGAAGATGTTGCTAAATTAGCCAAACAAGATCTTAATGACAACCAAAATATAACTGCAGAGCAAAGATATTTATTAAAAATGGAATTAGCATCTGGAGAAATAGATCCTATGCAAATGATAAATCTTTTAGAATCTTTCGGAGATAACAAAGAGGCTATGACAAAAGTCTTAAACATTATAACTAAATTTGGTGGAGCATTTGGAAATCAAATTATGTCTACTGCGTCATTGTTTGTTGATAAAGATGGCAACCCAGTAAAAGATGTTCAGACTAGATTTATTGCAAAAATAGAAAGTTCTGGAAATCCAGAAGAAGCAGAAAGACTCAGAAGTTTTTACGCTATGGTTGCTAAAACTGGAAATGTTTTAAACACAACAATTATTACTGACTTTTTATTAAAGAATCCAAAAGTCGCAGAAAGATTAATGCAACAAACAGAACAAATTGAGGCACTTAAAGGTAAGATAGATTTTGTAGTTGCAAGTAAAGTTTTAAATGCAGATCAGTTAAAAATACTAAATGATGATTTAGATTATTTTAATAGTATCAAAACTGACGAATTAAAAAAAGTATATTTACAAACATTGATTCAAACTATAACAACTGTATCTCCAGATGATCCAGCACTTCAATCTTGGCTTAAAGCAGAAGGTTCTCAATGGGCAAACTCACCACCAGGAACCCAACTTCAAGAATATGCACAGTGGAATGCACAGCGTGTAACTGTTACAGCAACAGATAATACGACATCCGTAGTTCCAAAAGGTAGTGGTGGTGGTGGCAAAAAGCAAACATCTCCCTTGGATGAATTGGTTAAAAAATTAAGAGATGTCCGTAAAAATCAAATTAAAGTAACAGAAGGCTGGACTGCTTCTATGAAAACATTAGATCAATTGTTTGGCGGTAAGAAGAGACTAGAAATGTTTAGCGGTATTGAGCAGGATATTGCCAAGTATGGTGGTAAGAGTAACCTCATAGAGTTTATTGTTGGTATGGATCCAAAAGAATATGAAAATAGAAAAAATTCATTATTCAAATTTGACAATAAACGCAACATCATTGGATTAAAGCGTGATGCTAAAACAATTCAAGAGGTATTAAATGGAATAGTTGCTGGAGATTATTCGTCTCAAATGAAGCAGCAAAAACAAGTACTTCAAGATCAAGCAGATGCATATAAAATATTAAGAGATGCTGGTTTAAGTTATGCAGACACTCAAGAACTAATTTCAGATAAAGCATTTGCTGCAATGATTGCTTCAGACGGTAATACTGAGGCAGCAAAAAAACTTATTAAATTATTAAAACAGGTTAAAAAATTATCTAAAAATGCTGAACAAACAACAGCACTTCAGCAAGATATTGAAAGCAAAAGAAAAGAAGATGCTGCAAGAAGTAATTTAGCAAAGGCTGCAAAAAGTCAAAACTGGAGTTGGCTTGAGGCAGATGCTATATTAAGTGATGATACATTAAGAGATGCAATGTCAAGATGGGACTCTGTTGTTAATGATCCAAAACTTTTTGCAGAATTTAAAACAAGATTAAATCAAGTTCTTAATTCAATAGAGTTTAAAGAATCTATTTTCCAAAAAGGCTTTGACAAAGCAATGGAAAAATTCTCTGTAATGGAAACTAAAATAGAACTAGATTTCCAATTTGCAACATTAAAAGATCAGGATATTATAGAAAAAGCACAAGATAAAATTGCTGGATTAAATTATAAAATAGATGATTGGGAGGCAAGTCTAAAAGGAATTGAAGAACAAGAACAAAAAATTAATGATAAATATGATGCCAAATTTAAGGCATTAGATGAAATTCGTGAAATAAATGAAAGAATATCTAAGCAACAAAAGGGTCAATTAACAATTGCTGATGCTCTTTCTCAAGGAGATATTTCTGCTGCAGCAAAGGCAGCGCAAGATTTAAGAGCAGATCAGGCAGAGCAGGCATTAAATGATCAACAAAAACTATTAGAGGCTGCAAAAGAAAATGAATTAGCACAGGTTAGAAATGATAAAGGATATACTCGTGCTCAAATTGAAGATCAAATTAAAAAATTACGTAATGAAATATTCGAAATCGAAGAAAAAGAATTAGAGCCAGCACAAGAACGTGTTCGTATTGCCGAAGCAAACAAGAGAGAACTAATACAGTCTTTAACAGTTTTAGGAAAATCAAAACTTGAATGGGAAGCAATTAAGAATAGAATTGACCTTGCAAGAACCTCTAGTGCAGAATATATGCAGGCAATACAGGCTGCCCTTGATGTAGTTGAAGATATTATTAAGTATTGGAATTCTTTAGATGGAAAAATTATTACAACTACTCATAAGATTATTACTGTTTATGAAGGAGGAGGTTCAGGCCCAGGTCCAGGTCCAGGCCCAGGTCCAGGTCCAGATCCAGAAGTAGTTCCAGATCCCGTAATTCCAGATCCAGAAGTAGTTCCAGATCCCGTAATTCCAGATCCCGTAATTCCAGACTCAAATACAAAACCAAAAACAGGTGATGGAAATGCAACAAAGTCTAATGGAACAAAAGATGACGTCACAATAGTTAAAGATGTTAATAGTGGTGGATCTGTTGCTGATTTACACAGACAAGACCTAGCAAGAATCGCCAACGCCGTCACAGTAGCAAACATTACTAAGAATGCTGGACAAACTGCTGGATTACATGTACAAGATTTATTCAATATGAAAGATCGAGCAAATGCATTTTCAAAAGAAATTATTAATGCAAATATTAAAAAAATGGGTGGAGGCGCCTATGCCCATTTAGATGAATTAACAAATACCCCAGCACAAAAGGCTGCTTCGGCAGCAGCATTTACTGCAGAAGTAAAAGCAGCCAACGCTAAAAAGAAGGCAGACGCAGCAGCAAAAGCAAAGGCTGCAGCAGACATCAAGAAGTTTGGTGGCAATGCCATTGCTGCAAGTCAGTTTGCTAATTGGCCCAGTGGAAAAGCATCTGGAGGACTAATAAAGAGATATGCGGTGGGTGGGTCAGTAATAGGAACTGATGTAATTCCTTCAATGCTAACACCAGGTGAATTTGTTATGAGTAGATATGCTGTTCAAAATTATGGTGTTGATAAAATGAGAGCCATGAATAATGGAGATGTTTCTGATTCTTCAGTGTATAATTATAGTGTTGCAGTTAATGTAAGATCTGATGCAAATCCTGATGAAATTGCAAGAGCAGTAATGACTCAAATTCGTCAGGTAGATTCTAAGAGACTTAGGAGTGTTGCAGGATAATGGCTACAGCAAGTTATATAACTGGTAGAAGAAGATATCAAAGGCCTCAAGGAATGTTGTGGTCTGAAAATTCTGGAACTCTTGTAGAGTCAAGTCCTGGAGGAAATAAAATATATGTCCCTAATGGTTTGGAAATTGGACAAGATGTGGGTAGTGAAACAAATACAGACTTGTATGACCAATTTTTAATTTTATCTGATGACAATAGAGGAGAAATTAATTTTAAACCTACCAGAATTGAAAAACGTGAAAGGATGATAAATGGTAGAATGAGGTCTTATCATATAGCGGATAAACTACAAATAACCACATCATGGGAAATGCTTCCTTCTAGATCTTATTTTCAAACACCAGAATTTAATCTCACAACTGGAAAATCTCCACATATTAATGATAATAATTTAGAATTTACAACTGACGGAGGCGCTGGTGGAGTAGAAATTTTAGACTGGTACGAAAGTCATCAGGGCCCCTTTTGGGTTTATTTATCATATGATAATTATAAAAACTTTAAAAATGACAATGGACTCATTGATAATAATTCATATGCACACTTGCCTCAATACAGTCAATTAATACAAATGTATTTTACAGACTTTAGTTATTCTGTAGTTAAAAGAGGCGGAACTAATTTTGATTTGTGGAATATAGATGTTACATTGGAAGAAGTATAATGTTTCAAAACGAAGAATTAAAAACTCATCTTGAGTCTTCAAATACAATTAAAACACAATCTGCAATTATTGTAGAGTGGAATATGAATATTGCTAATAACATTTTTAGAATTGGTAATTACAGATATAGACCAACACTTTCTAACTCTGAAAAATATAAACTTATTCCAAATACCTTTGATGTAAATGATGTAGGAAATTTTTATACAGGTGGTACAGATGCCGATATAAAAATCGATGGAGGAATTGATCCAGAAGATAATGAACAGCCATGGTTTTTGTTAGCACAAAATACAAAAAATAAAATGTTGTATTCATTAGAAGATTGTTTTAAAAAATTTAGACCAAGATCTGGTATAAATAAAGCATGTTATATTCCAGGTAAAAAAACTCATCACTCTAATATAAACATGTCAAATAGACCTAGATACTATATGGCAGATAAAAATGATAATTTTAAATATTGGACATCATATAGAACTGAGGCTGGTTCTGTTTTTGGAATAGCAAATAAGCAAATAGGTGGTCAATATTTTATAGATGATGCATGCCCCTTTGTTGTTTATTCAGATCCAATACCAACAAATAGAATAGTAATTAAAATGCAAACAAATGTTGGTTCAGTGGATCTAGGTCCTTTTTCTGGAAAGGCTGGATCTTTTTCAGATTCTCTGTATGGAGATTCTAATAAAACAACACCAGTTCAATGGAAAATTCAATACTTAAAACAAAATGAGTGGGTTGATGCAATTAAGTTTGATGCTAACTCTAGAAGAACTGACGGAACATCAATTATAAAGCATGATGGATATGTAGAACTTGCATACGGATTAAAGGTTCCAGCAAAATATAAAGATGTATTTATTCGTGCAGAAGAATACCACAATGAATCTTTTTTGCCAAAAGAGTCTATTACTGGTTACGCTTATTTAATTAAAAATAATGATGATGACTTAGGAACTTATCATATTTGGTTTGACGATGGATGGGAAACATTTACGCCGTCCTATGGTTGGTACTTAGAAGAAGAAACAGTAACAAGACTAACTAATTTTGTAACAGATTTAACAAATCCTATATCATTTAAATCAAATACAGACAATAGAAAAGTTTATAGAGAGTTTGAAAACATAAAAGGCATAAGGGTTGTAGTTGATGCAATGAATAAGGTTAATTCTACATTTGACTTAATAGAAATGTCTCCAAGACTAGTTGCAGATATTTCAGATAAAGTAACTAGTTTTTCAGTTAAAAAATCAGCATCTGATTTAGGTAGTAGCGGTATGCCAGTAGGACAACTTTTAGCATCAGTTGGATCATTGTCTATATTTGACTATGATGATGCCTTTAATGAAAATAATATTAATAGCATTATCTATAAATATTTGTCTAATAATATGCAATTAAAATTTTATGATATTGTAGTTGATGTTAACGGATATGACTATATGGTTCCAATAAAAACATTATATTGTGATTCGTTTCCAAAATATAATCCAAACGATAAAAAAGTAACTTTAGAATTAAGAGATTTATATTTTTATTTTGAATCAATTCTTGCACCAGAAATGCTTGTTACTAACGTATCTTTAAGTTATGCAGTATCTTTACTTTTGGATTCAGTAGGGTTTTCTAATTATACCTTTAAAAGAGTTACTGGAGAAAAAGAATTAATAATTCCATTCTTTTATATTGGTCCAGACAAGACGGTAGCAGAAGTTTTGAATGACTTAGCATTATCTACACAAACAGCAATGTTCTTTGATGAATATAATAATTTTGTTATGATGAGCAAAAATTATATGCTTCCTTCAAATTCTGAAAGAGATGTGCAATTTACTTTTTATGGATCAAATGATTTTATTAAAAACAATGAAATAAGAAATAAAAATAAAAATATTAAACTAACTAATATTATAGACATAGCGTCTAGTGATAAAAATGTTTTTAATGACGGAAGGATTAATTATAAATCAAGATATATTCAAAGATCATACGGAACAATTAAGCAAGCGTCAATGATAGATAATGAGGCTGCAGCAAAAAACTGGATATATAAACCAGCACTTTTATGGGAGGTAACTGGTGAAAATCCATTAAGGTCAATAAATGGGCAGGTTCAAAGTCAATCGGGATATAGCCTATCTGCTATTCCATTAAACTCTAATTTATCAAATAATGAACCAGTTGTTGTAGGAAATCAAATAACAAATAACACAATTGATCTTGGTGAAGCCGTATACTGGTTAGGAAGACACGCTGGATATTTTTACGCCAATGGAGAGATTATAAGATTTGATGCATTACAATACAACATTCCTGGCGCAGAAAAAGTAATTACAACACAAGATAATAATGGAAAGATTAGTTTTACAACAACTAATGTTGGTGCTATTGGAAATGTTTGGATTAGCAGTAATCAAGAATATCAAAACTATATGTCTAAACTTACATTTAATGGAAAGATATATCCTACTGGATTAGTTCGTATTTATTCTGAGCCAAAATATGAAGAGATAAATGGAATAACCGTTATGAAAAACGGTAGCGTTTCTAGACATGGAAGAGGTCAGTTTGGAACTCCAGTACTTTCTCATAAGGCTGGACTAGATCCTTATTGGAGTAATGATTTGTATGTTCGTGGAATGGATATGGAGAGCAAATATTTGTTTGGATTAGAACATATTGCCAAGACTAAGGAGGAATTAGTTAAAGATATAGGTGAAGCAATAACTTTAAGTGATGGCGAGGCTGGAGTAAACAACATAAGATCTAAAGAAAATAAAAGAACTGGAATTATTAAAAACTTTTTATCTACATCTTTTACAAAAGAAACACAAAACAATACTATAAAATCAACACAAACTGGATCTGTTCAATCATCGGCATTGGTTATGTCTGGACCTTCATTTCCAAATACAGAAACGCCACTTAACTTCTTATCATATCAATATAAAGCATTAGACAATAGATATAAGCATTTTGGAACAAGGATGAGAATTATTGGTAAAATTGAAACAAGTGAAACACGTGGACAGACACCATTAAATCCTACGCCATACTATGTCCTTCAGGGATCACAACCAAATCAAAGTCTTAATATATCTGGCGGATCTGGAGGAATTGCTGTTCTCTTAAATCCAAACACCAATGTTGGATATTATTTTGAAATAATATCATTAACAGAAAAAAATGTTAGTGAGTATTCAACTGCTACAGAAAATCTTCATAATGTAATTTTCTATAAAGTTTTATCTGACCCAGAACATAAAGCAATACCTATAAAATTATGGGGCGGAATTACAAACATAATTGTTGATGAAGGTAACTTTGTTGGTCTATCAAGACTGACGGGCGAAAAGAATTCTACCGTATATGATTTAGCAGTAGAATATCAAGACATAGGTTCTATTAGAAGGTTCTACTTATATATTAACAATCAAATAGTAAGCATCGTAGATGATGAAGCACCAACACCAGTTTATAACAACATGGCTTTATTTGTTCGTGGCGGATCAAAATGTATGTTTGAAAATATATATGCATTAACCAATAACTACAGTCAAAATACTGTCTTTGCATTAGACACTCCAGTATCAGCAGCATTTGAAGATAATGAAATTAATGCTAATGAGTCATTTAGAAAATATTCTATGTCTGGCATTATACAGTCTACTTATCTTTCTGGAATAAGTCCAAGTCAGCCACCTAAATTTAATATTTATTTTGAGGAATTTGGAAGTATAATGAGAGAAGCAGCATATTTAAAAGTTAGATATGATAAAGCATTTCCAGCACTATATGCACAACTATCTCCCACCTTCAATAGAATTAAGGGATATACAGTTTCTGGATTTAGGGCTGGATCATATGGAGCAGAATTTTTAATATTTAATGCTACAGATACTGCAATTAACTTAGATGAAACTAGTGGAAACTATTTAAGAATACAGGGAGTAACGTTTACACAACAATCAGAAAATGAATTAACAGTAGATAATTATTTTGCTAAAAATAGTAATTTTTCTGATCCAGAAATTGGTAAAGATGGCTTGATTGTTTCTCCAATTAAAGCACAACAAGATTTTGATAAAATAAAAACGAGCAGGCTAACATATGGAAAAAAAGAGTTTTCTATGGAGACCCCATATATTCAGTCTGAAGATGACGCAAAAGATTTAATGTCTTGGATTATACAAAAAATCATGAAGCCAAGAAAAAGCATTGGACTTAAAGTATTTAATTTGCCTATTGTACAATTAGGAGATATAGTAAATATAGAATATAAAAATGAAAATAATTTAGATGTTGTTGTTTCTCCTAAATCAAAATTTGTAGTTTACAACATAGATTATCAAAAAGATATAGGTGGACCCAATATGACACTATATTTGAGCGAGGTGTAGTATGGTATATTTTAATGGAGATGGAAAAATAGTTTATGATGATTATCCAGTTGCACCAACACATGAAGAAAAAATGTCTTGGAAGACAGGAAGTGCAAAGAGAGTAACCAGTGCCACACAACTCAAAGAATATGGTGATTATATAAGTGGGTTAAATGCAATACCAGACGATCCAACTGTTTTATATCCAAACGGCAAAGTCGATGAAGATGTAAGTCCTGCAACATCAAATTTAATTTTATTTAAAAATGATACATTACCAGACACCATAATGACAGATCTCATATTTGAAAATATAGGTGGTCAAGAATTAATTAATATAACAAGATCAGATTTAGTCAATGGACAAAATATTCTATATCAACCAATTAAAAATTTAAGTAGTCTATATTTTCAATATAATCCTCAAAATATTTTAGGCTTACAGGATATAGACTCAAACTATTTTAAACAATTTCCAATTAATTTTTCTAGCAAAACACCAGAATGTGGAACTGGACCTAACTGCTCTATAGTATATATTGATCAAGAAACTGGCAACTTAATAATTAATGTTATTAACCTGGCTAAAGATGAACAGGTTGAGGTTTCTATTATATCTGAAGGGGTAGTATTAGATGATACAATATATGTGGTGTAAATATGATTACTAACATTGGAAAAGGGATTTTAGCCAAATATCTTATAGGACAGGCTCCTGCCTATGCATCCTACATTGCAATAGGCTGTGGCGCCAGGCCGTTAAATACTAATCAACCATTTGCTGATTATTCAAATAAAAAAAGTTTAGACTTTGAAATGTTTAGAGTTCCTATTATTTCAAGAGGCTATGTTAATGATGAAGGGGTAGAAAAAATTGTTTTAACCGCAGAGTTGCCAACTGATGAGAGGTATGAAATATCAGAAGTTGGAATATATTCTGCTGGAGCAAACCCATCTGCTGGAGCATATGACTCTAGATCTTTGTTTGCTTTTACTGTAAATGAAAATTGGGAATACTTCGACCAAACAACTTCTAGCAAGTTAGAAGTAATATATGAACCATTAGGTGAAAATAACGTTATAAATCAACCATATAAAGCCTTTCAAACAAACTCAGACAATGTTGTATTTACTGATTCTAGCAGAACATCTAGGTATGAAAGAGCAAGGTTTTATAATAATATGGTAATGATGAGAGGAGATTCGGCAAATCTAACTGTAGAAAATAATCATTTAAAAATAAATACAGGATCTGATCATTTACACTTATTGGGAACATCTTTAGATTTTAATAAAAATGTACCAACTGATGAAATTAAATTGGCATTTAGCATCATAAATAAAGATCCAGATTCGTCTATTGTTCCCGACGAAGTAAGAATATTATTAGAATTTGCAGAAACCAACACGGTTGGAAGTGGAGAGTCTGCTAGATTTGAAGTCATAATGAAAAACCAAGATTATAATTTTTCAACAAACAGATATCATGTAGTAACTAAACAATTACAAGAATTATACAAAACTACTGGTTTCACATGGAACAATGTCAGTGTCGTAAAAATATATACAACTGTTATTAAAAATGGGCCATCTAGTGACTTTTATGTTGGTTTAGATGCAGTTAGATTTGAAAATGTTTCAACAACAAATCCAGTATATGGTCTTACAGGCTATACAGTATTAAAAAATAACAATGCACAAACTGTGATTAAGGCTGCAAACACAACAAACTATATAGAGTTTAGATTTGCATTGGATGTGCAATAATGCCTACTCCAGATGCTGGAATTAAAAAAGTTATAATACCAAAATCTAAATTACCTGGATTTTTTGGTGCAAATAAAAAATATGTTTTGAGATATAGGTTTATTTCTGAAGATAAAAATAGAACTTCGCATTGGTCTCCAGTATATAAAATTATTGCAGAAGATACTCCAGAAGAAATACTTAATAGTATTATTATAGACAAAGATCATCGTGTTATTAATTTAGCGTGGCAGCCTCAACAACATATTGAAGAATATTTTATATACGTAAAATGGAATAATGCTGGATGGGAATATTATACAAAGACATCTCAAACAAACCATTCTATAGTTTATGACGTTACTAAGACATACGTTCATATTGCCGTTCAGCCTAAAACTATACCATTGGAAAAATTTGACGACGCAACTCTATTTGAAAATGAGGGCAGTCTGATATAATTAGACAGGAGGAATTATGGCAAAAATACCATTACCAGAATTAGGTCAACCGCTTGACGTTTCTTATATTTATCAAATTGCTAATGCAATTAACGAATTATCGCTGCAGGTCTCACCAGCAATATACAAATATGTTACGGTAGACGTTCCTGGATCAGTATCTCAAAATGCCAAGGCTTCTGAAACTAGAATTATTGCAGGATATACTGATGTTGTCAAAGGCTCAAATCAGAGCGTAGGAAGTCAGCAACCATTTTCTTATAGTTTTGCAGCAGACTTTAAATTTGCTCCAATAGTTACTGCAACTCCAATTAATATTGGCGGTACAGAAGCAGGCAAAAATGTTTCAGTTGTAATAAAAAGCATTACAACATCTAAGGTTGACGGCATTGTTAATTTTAATTCTAGTGGAGATGTATCTATTGGCGTTAATTTAATTATCGTCGGCATGCCTAATTAATGATTAAATGCAAAAAATGTTCAAGATATATGATGATAGACAGAGTTTATACCTCTTTATCTCATATAGAAATATATTGTTTTATTTGTGGATCAAGAAGATTTTTTCATCCACCGCTTGAGTCAGGGGAAGGCACGTGGTTATTAAAAAAGGAATTAGAACGAGCGAAGACTACAACCTCTCCTCTGTAATTACAGGAAGTAAAAAAATTTGGTTTTTAAATAAAGACTTAGTTAGAGTTATTCATTATAACAGATCAAATGGCATTATGTCAATTTATAATATAACAAAAGATAAAACTGAAAGTTGTTTAACAAAAGAATTTAAAAATAAAAAAGAAAGAGCATATACTGTATCAGAAACTGCAGATCTTGTCAATAGACATAGAAAATATATGCCTACATTAATGAAACGTGGAATTATTCCAAATCCTATAGGTGCACAAAAAGATGGCAAACGTGCATGGCAGATTAGATCATATTATTCTGAATCGCAAGTTAGAGAGATTCGTGATATACTGGCTACATATCATATTGGAAGACCAAGAAAAGATAATTTAATAACAAATGATATAACTCCAACAAAGGCTGAGTTGACACGCCGAATGGGGGATGGTATACTTACATATACCAAGACTGAAGACGGTAGGTTTATACCAATTTGGTCAGAATCAATATAGTAGAAGGGTATGAAGATGGAAGATACAAGGGTATCAGTAACGCTCGGCTATACACAGAATTTGGGTAATTTCCAGTCATTAAGAATAGACTTGGGTATAGTAGATTCAAAACGTGACGGAGAGACTGTAGATCAGGCATTTGTGCGTGTGTATAAGTTTGTTGAAGACAAACTAACAGAAAAAGTGGCAGAAGCAAAGGTTGAAATAGACGAAGGAAATTAATGTGACCGATAAGCAGAAGCGATTGGCTCTGTTAAGTCGGTTTGACAAACACTACACGTTTAAACTAGGACACAAGCCAAGATATAACAAATGGGTTGAGCAGTGGTCTGCTAACGCAATTATTGACTCATATGGAC